TTGCATTAACCGTCTCAATTGCCATTACCGGCAATGCAGCCACTGGCGCTGTTGGCTCTGTCTTAGCGGCATCAAGCAAGGCAGTGACAGGTAATGCGTCAACCCTGTCGGTTGGCAGCGTCACTCAGTCGGCTGCAATTGATTTAACCGGCAATGCGTCAACCTTGGCGGTTGGCTCTGTTGGCCTCACCAGCACTAAAGCCATCACAGGAAATGCTGCAACCGGTGCTGTTGGCACTGTGGGCGCAGAGGTTATATCGTTCCAAGATATTACTGGCGTTGATGGGACAGGCTCAGTTGGTAGTGTGTCGCAGTCTGTTTTAGTGGCACTCACTGGCGTTTCATTGACAGGCTCTGTCGGCACAATGATTGGCTTTGGATGGAGCGTAATTCCAAGCACATCTGAGAGCTGGACACCGGTTTCAGACACATCAGAAAATTGGTCTGATTTAGCAGACAATTCAATCACTTGGCAAGAAGCCGCGTAAAGGGGATTAAGAATGGCAGATACCACCACCACAAACCTATTGCTGACAAAGCCAGAGGTAGGGGCCTCAACGGACACTTGGGGAACGAAAGTCAATACCGACTTAGATACCATTGACGCATTATTTGCTGCTGCCGGTACAGGCACATCAGTTGGCTTGAATGTCGGATCGGGCAAGACATTGGCGGTTGCGGGTACTGCTGTTATCAGCGGAACATTGACAGCGGCAGCAGGATCTGCGGCTGCGCCAACAATTGCAGCCACAGGCGACACCAACACAGGTATCTTCTTCCCTGCCGCTGACACCATTGCTTTTGCTGAAGGTGGTGCGGAGGCTATGCGTATCGACTCCAGCGGTAATGTGGGGATTGGTACAACAGTAAACAATGTGTTTGACCAATCTGGAGCAGCAAGAGCTTTGGTTGTTCAAAAGTCAGATACAAGTACAACGGTTGGGGGTAGCGTTGCTTCTATAACTATTGTCAATGGCGATACAACAACAAATAATATTGCTCAATTAAACTTTGCGGCAATTACTGGCGCAAGCACTACGCAATATTCACCAGGGGTTATTGGTTGCATTTTCGGCGCAAGAACAAATGGTCAGTATCCAACAGGTCAACTAACATTTTCTACATCGCCAACAGGAAATTCTGGGCCATTAGAACGTATGCGTATCCTGTCTACAGGAAACATTCTTTCCTTGTCTGGCGGTAGCACCACAGCAACAGGCACAGGCATCGCTTTCCCCGCAACCGTATCACTATCATCTGATGCAAACACGCTAGATGACTATGAGGAGGGAACTTGGACTCCAAGCCTTGGTGGTAATACAACATACACAGGTAGGTCTGGTTATTACACAAAAATTGGTAACACAGTAAGAGTCTATCTTGAGGTTACTGTTAATTTAATAGGCACTGGGTCTACCACTACTATGTCTGGCTTTCCTTTTTCTCCGTTTGGAAATGATGCTGGCTGTATTTCTTATTTTGAATCTTTAAATGCTAGTGTGTATTGGCTAACAATTCAAATGCAATCAGGTGGCAATTGTGTTTTTGCAGGAACAACGGCGGCAACTGCAACTATTGCTAATGGAATAGCCATTTTTAAAAATGGATCAAGAATTATTGGTACAGCCGTTTATCAAACTTCATCTTAAAGGAAAAATCATGTCACTCACCAAAACAATCACCATTGACCAAATTACAGTTACAGAAGATGGAACTATTCTCTATCGTGAAGCAACACGCATCATGGAAGATGGCAACGAAATCAATAAATCCTATCATCGTAATAGTTTGTCGCCTGGTAGAGACTTAACAGGCATTCCTGCTAATGTTGTGGCAATCTGCAACGTGGCATGGACTGCTGATGTTATTGCGGCTTATCAAGCTCAAATAGCGGCATCGCAAACTCAAGAAGCCTAAAAATGAGTCTAGAAACAGACTTCTACGCGCACCAAGCATCTTGCGATCAGCGATACAAGAACATCGAAGAGAAGCTGGAGTCCGGTAAAGCTCGCATGACTCGGATTGAGTACCTGATCTACATTGTCATCGCCGCAGTGTTGCTCGGTCCAGGCTTTGCCGCTGAGATGGTTAAGAAGTTGTTGGGGCTGTAAATTGATCCGATCAGCATCTGTCTACTTGCGGCTGGATTGGTTAAGAACATCCAAGCTGGCTGCGAGTTGTACAAGCAGGCCAAAGAATCTTTTGTTGAGATCAAAGCCACTGCTGATGAAGTTATCGCAATTGGCAAAGAGGTTCACGGCTTTTGGAATCAATTGCTATCGTTCTTTGGTGCAAAGCCAAAGCCAGCCACCAAAGCAAAGCCTTTGGCGAAAAAGAAGTCAGCCTATGTCGCAGTTGACGAGACTCAGGTCAAGATTGACATCGTCAAAAACCTAACCGATTTTTTCAAGTTACAGGAACAACTGGCCGCGCACATCAGGGAGGAAGAAGAGAAAAGCAAATCTGTCTATGACCCTGACCAAAATTTGATGGAGGCTGCTTTAAAGCGCGTGATGGCGCAGCAAGAGATGGACAGCTTGGTGGTGCAAATCAGAGAGACTATGGTGTATCAGTCACCGCCAGAGATGGGCGCACTGTACTCGGAAGTTTTTAAGATGCGCGAAGTCATCTCAGAGGAACAAGAAAAAGCTAGACTCAAGCAGGAGGCAAAAAAGAGGCAAGAGCAATGGCTACGCAAAGAGGAGGAAAGAAACCTACAAGCAAAGCTGGCAGCAGTGGTGGCGACTTCTATATTCCTCCTGTACCTGTGGCTGTGGCTGTGGTTCGTAAGTCAGTGGGGGAAGAGATGATCGGCTGGATTGCTTGCTGCGTATTGATAGCGTTATTGCTACCGCTTGGCGCTATGCTGTATCTGGACATCTTGGAAACAAAGAATCAAGTCAAGCAAGAGATTGTTAAGGTCGAACGGTTAAGACGCGAGATTGAACACAAAGAAAGGAAAAAAGATGACTAAACAACTTGAAAAGAATTCAACATATAACCAATTCGATACAGACGGTGACGGTGTTGTCACCGACTCTGAGTTGGCAAGATCAGAGCGCATGATCACCATTGAGAACATGGACAAGATGGCAGACCAGCAACGCATCATGGCGTGGGCTGCTTTAGTGTTCCCACCTGTCATCATTGCTTACATGGCATCAGAGTTGGTGACGCTGGAGAAGGTCAACGCTTTGAACGGTCTGGCGACTACCTACTGCGCCGCCATGGGTACGATTGTGGTGGCTTTTATGGCGGCACAAGCGTATGTCAGAGGCAAGGCTGAAGGATGAGTATCTTCAACCCTTGGGTGATCCTTGGCTTTGTCTTGGCAATGCTGTCAGCCTTTGGTGGTGGATACTTCAAGGGTAAGCATGATGAGTACACGCGACAGCAGATTGAAATTGCTGCGCTCAATGCCAAGGCAAGGGAAACTGAGCAGGCGATGGCGCAAGTGGCGCAGAGTTATGGACAGACATTACGAAAGGCGAATAATGCTGCAAAAGCTAAAGAGACTCAGTTGCGTGCTGATATTGCCAGTGGCAATTTGCGCCTGTCAATCCCCACCCAAAGCACCGTATGTCCCACCTCAGTTGCCGCCGTTACCGCTGGAGATAACAGCGGAGAGGCACGAACCGAATCTAGTGGATCGACTACTGTCGCTGCCGATCTTCTCCAAATCGCAGCCGATGGAGACATCGCCATCCGCAAGCTCAATTCCTGCATCCAAACCTACGAAACCTTGAGGAACATGAAATGAATTTATCACCAAGTTTTACCCTTGAAGAGTTGACGCATACCGATCACCGCGAGTTTGACAATATGCCGAATGATGAGGAGTTGGCCAACCTGTACCGGCTGGCTGAATTCTTGGAGCAGGTCAAGGTTGTGATTGGCGGTAAACCGATCATGGTGAATTCTGCATTTCGCAGTGCTGAAGTAAATAAGGCAGTCGGATCAAGCGATAAATCACAGCATCGCCGTGGTTGCGCCGCAGATATCCGAGTGCCAGGCATGACACCAGATGAAGTCGTCAGAGCAATCATTGGCTCTGATCTTGAATATGACCAAGTCATTCGTGAGTTTGATCGCTGGACTCATGTCAGTATTCCAAACACTGAGGATGCCGATCCTCGCGCCATGGCTTTGATCATTGACAAGACCGGCACAAGAGCGTTTGCATAATGGCACTTAACCTTGATCAACAGATAACGCCACCAGCAACGCCAAACCTTGGCACGCCTAGCGCTGTCTATGACGAAAGGTTTTTGTCTCAATCCTTTGGCGGCATGAATGTCTACTTCAGCAAGCTCACAGCACTGTTTTCAGCGTTGTTCGGCAGGCGTGGTGGCAAGTGGATCAACAGTCCCTATGGCGCGTTCCAAGACGGCACAGATCAGGTGGCGGCCAACACCACAACGGCCTATGCCATCACCTTTGACACCACCGACTTCAGCAATGGCGTGACATTGTCGAATTCGTCAAGGTTGAATGTGGCACAGGCTGGAATCTACAACTTGCAATTCAGCATCCAGTTTACAAATACCACCAATGCATCTCAAGATGTGGATGTTTGGTTTCGCAAGAACGGCACAAACATTGACAAATCAAACAGCAGATTTGGCTTTGCGCCAAGGAAAGGTGCTGGCGATCCATATCACACCATTGCCGCACTGAATTTCTTTGTCAGTTTGGCTGCCAATGACTATGTGCAGATCATGTGGCGGCCAACAGATGTCGGTGTCAGTATTGAACACTATGCAGCCAGCAGCTCACCGACTAGGCCAGTAGTGCCGTCAGTTATTGCCACTCTCACATTCGTGTCCAATTTGTCTACAGAAACCGCATAATTAAGCCATGGCACTCATTCCACTCAAAATTCCACCAGGCGTTTACCGCAACGGCACTGAGTATCAGTCTGCCGGTAGATGGTTTGACGCAAACCTTGTGCGCTGGTTTGAGAATACGCTTAGACCAATTGGCGGGTGGCGTAAGAAGTCAGAGACAGCCATGACCGGATTGTGTCGTGGGCTTTTGACTTGGAAGATAAATGCTGGCAGTCGTTACATCGCCATGGGTACGCATTCCAAACTGTACATCATGAGTGAAAACTCTGTCCTTAAAGAAATCACACCGACAGGATTCACCGCTGGGCGTGCTAACGCTACAAACACCACCGGCTATGGATACAACCTGTATGGCTCATTTGCTTATGGTGTTGCGCGTCCAGATACTGGTGCAATTGCGCCAGCTACTACATGGAGTCTAGATACTTGGGGCGAGTATCTGGTGGCCTGCTCAGATACTGATGGCAAGCTGTACGAGTGGCAACTGGGGTTCACAACGCCTACGCTGGCCGCTGTGATCACCAACGCGCCAACTGGCTGCTCTGCCTTACTCTCCACTGCCGAGAGATTCCTGTTTGCTTTGGGCGCATCTAGCAACCCGCGTCTGGTCAAGTGGTCAGATCAAGAGGACAACACAACATGGACGGCGGCAGCCACCAATCAGGCCGGTGACTTTGAGATTAACAGCAGTGGCTCACTGAAGTGCGGAAAGCGCGTCAGGGGCATCAATTTACTTTTCACTGACGTTGATGTCCATACCGCCAGCTATGTCGGCCTGCCTTACGTCTATGCCTTTGAGCGCGTTGCATCAGGATGCGGAGTCATCTCAGCGCAAGCTGTTGCGGCCATCGACAGTACCGCCATGTGGATGAGTCAATCAGGATTCTGGATATTTGACGGTTATGTCAAGCCATTGAATTGCGATGTCTCTGATTATGTTTTCCAGAATTTGAACTACAACCAAGCCAGCAAGGTGTACGCTGTCCATAATTCAAAGTATGGCGAAATCTGGTGGTTTTACCCATCAAGCCAAGCCAATGAAGTTGATTCCTATGTCACCTACAACTACCGCGAAAACCATTGGAATATCGGATCATTTGGGCGCACCGCCGGTACTGATCGAGGCGTATTCAATAATCCCATCATGGT